GACTGGAAGCTACCGAAGTGGAAGCGGTGGTGGAGGCTCTACGCCGCACCGAGATGACCATGGAGGAACACCGCCAGCTTGCCTTGAGTGTTCAGATGGCGACCGATCAGCTGAAGGTCGAACGTGCCTACTTGATTTCTCGCCTGATGGACGGTAACATCGACAAAGGCGAGGCCAATAAGCTCCAAGCGAGACTCCGTGAAGTCGAAGACATCATCGTCCCTGTGGAGATGATGGACGAGGCGATGAGTTCGCTGTACGGTTCGGCATTGAGACAACGCCAACAAGGTTTGACCGACCTCCGTGGTATCTCGGTAGAAACCATCAAGCAACAGTACCCGGATCTCACCGATGAACAAGCACGAAAGCTGTATGCTGACACCGTCGCTAGGGTTCTTCGGGAGAAAAAGGCACGTGAGGTTCGCAACCAGTATAACCCTCAGATCGAACGCTTGGTTGCTGCTGGTGACTGGGAAGGTGCCGTGCGTCTGATCGGGGAGCGCGAACGTGTTATCGATGATCTCTTCGCGGATCTTCCAGGTGGGGCTAGTGGTCTCGAACGTCTCGGTTCTAATCGTAATCCGACACTATCGGAAAGGCTGAACGAGATATTCATCACCAACGTCTTCTCGCCGACCACGTTAGCGATCAACTTGGTACCATCGGCAATCAAGGTTGTGATCCAGCCGATGCTCCGGGCGATTACCACAAACCCACTAGAGAGGGCCACGTGGATCGAGATGGCTGGTACCTACTCGGCAATGGCTTCGGCTATGCGTGGTGCCCTTCAGGCCGCGAAGGTTGCCTTCAAGTACGAGCAAGCTCTCTTGACACGAGACCAGGCACGGCTGATGGAAGGGGAGCTTGCCAACAAAGGGAGGTTTGCTGGTACGTTCCGGTTCATTCCAAGATTGCTAAACGCGACCGACGAGTTCATATCTCGCGTAGCCTATAACGGGTACGTCGGTGGTAAGGCAGGTGCGGAAGCATACGTAGATGCTATCTCCAAGGGGATGAGCAAGCAGGAAGCTACCAAGCTTGCTAAGAAAGCTGCGAAGGAGGCACTAGAGAATGCTTACAAGCAGCACGATTTGGACGCCCGTCTGAAACCCATTGTGAACAAAGGTATAAACCTTGGTCTCACCGGTAATGAGCTCGATGAGTGGGTTCTGAATGAAGCCAAGAAAAACCTGAAGCACATCAAGCATGGTGCCGATAAGGAAGCCCTTGACTACGTAAGGGATGTCCTCTACAAGAGATCGTTCTCAGGCGAAACGTGGTACAGTAAAGGCGCACAGTGGATCGAGCGTGGTCTCTATCAGATGCCAGCGTTCAAGTGGGTAACTGGGCAACTATTCTTCCGAACTCCGATTCGTGTGTTCGAGGAGGGCCTACGTCTAACACCTGGTGTGCAGTTCTTTATGCCTCACTTCTTAGACGATCTGATCGGGAAGAACGGGGCTCGTCGTCAAGCGAAGGCGCAAGGTGAAGCACTGTTGAGTCTGGCTCTTGGAGCCGCTGTGATCATGTCTTATGCCGAGGGTAAGATCACCGGGGCAGGGAAGTACGACTATCGACAGCGCAGACTTCGTCAAGACTCTGATATGGCAGATCCGTACACGATTCAGTTCGATGACGGATCAACGTGGAGCTATCGGATGTTCGATCCGATTGCTACCCCGATGAAGATCATGGTCACTGCGCTGGAGTATATGGACAATCTCCGAATCCGCGAGGCTCAAGGTGAGTTCATCGACGCCAGTCTCTACGAGAAAGCTTGGGCAACGTTCGTATCCGGTCTCATGCCTGTCATTCTGGCAATATCCGATGCGAACCTCTTGAGTGGTTTTACCACGACAGTGAAGATTCTCACAGACATGGAGAACGCCGAAGGTGAACACCATGCGCTCATCAAGTATATCGGAGAGCGTCTCCGCTGGACGGTACCAAACACGGCTCACAAGTTGTACCGGATGAACGACACAGAGATGCGTGATCCTGTCTTGGTAAGTCAAGTCATCCAGACACAACTTGGCCCGATTGGTGCTCTGATCGAACAGGCGAGTAACATCAAGACCTCCCGTTCTTACGACATCCTAGGTTATCCCCGCACGATCACTGATGTTGGGGCACTCTGGAACATCTTCTCAACCGCCTCCGTAGAGGAACGGCAGAAGGGGCGTCCAGAAGAAGACCTCAAGGTGTTGCGTGAGATGGATCGTCTGGCGCGGGTGACCGGGGCAGTCTTCAATCACGGGTACAAGCACCCAATGACGGGTGACTTGGATCTGCGAACCGTGATGACCAAGGATGGGTCGAAGACTTTGTACGACAGGTGGATGGAAATCTACCGTGAGTTGGATCCTGTGGCTGCTCTGCTGCCTGTTGTCGAGGCTCCTTTGCCTGATGGAACCTTCGAGTACAAGGCGCAGAAGGTCGAAACCATGCAGAGGATCATCCGAGAGTACCGAGACATCGCCTTCAAGAAGTTGATGATCGAAGAACAACTTCTCGAACAGGAGTTCGTCAAGCGTACCATCCGCGAGGCGCAAGCCAAGGGTGGTTTGTGGGACTACGGGCGGAAAGAAAACGCACCGCAACTTCTCAACTACTGATCAACAAGCGAGGGGGATGGAGTTCCCCCTCAGGGTTTTTCCACGAGGGTGAAACATATGGCTCTTGCACGTGTTGTCTATACGCAATCCGTGGCTGGAAACAAGAACTTCACGGTTCCGTTTCCGTATATCTCCCGTGACCACGTGAAGGTCACCGTGAATGGGGCTCCAGCCTCATTCACTTGGATCAATACAAACACCGTCCAGATCGACCCTGCACCGGAAGTCGGTGCTAAGGTTGAAATTCGGCGAGTAACTGAGCGTAGAAACCTGTTGGTAGACTTCAATGATGGTTCTACCATAACGGAAACCGACTTAGACCTACTGGCTCTCCAGAACTTCTACCTCTCTCAGGAGGCGGATGATCTGGCCGAAGAGTCTAACGGGATCGCCAATTATGCTGCTAGCACTGCTAACAACGCTATCTCAATTGCTAACGAAGCTTCGTCCAATGCTGCATCTGCGGTAGCTACTGCGAACACAGCACTGGCGAACTCCGAAACGGCAATTTCTACGGCGAACACAGCGTTGACCAGGGCTGCCTCTGCTGAAGACGCTGCCGTTTCTGCATCGAACGCTGCTCAGTCTGCCGCTACGAGCGCTGATACTGCTGTTACCACAGCACAACAACTTGAGACGCAGTTCAATGATTTGTTGGTATCCGTTGAGCAGATCGCTGGGGCCGACCTGTCGGATTTCGCCAAGAACTCCGATAACCTCGCCTTTTTGACTGATAAGGCAGCAGCACGTGCTAACCTCGGTCTTGGCAACGTGGATAACACTTCCGATCTTGACAAGCCAGTATCGTTGGCAACTCAGGCTGCGCTGGCGACTAAGGCTGATGTTGGACACACCCACACTAAGGCGGATATTACTGACCTTGCCACCGCAAACGTCGCAACCGCCACCAGACTCCAAACCGCCCGCACCATTACCATCGGCAAAACCAGCAAGAGATTCGATGGGTCGGCCAACGTGTCGTGGTCGCTGGCTGAGATTGGTGCAGCAATGTTTGGCCGCCTTGCGGACGGCGCCGATTTGAACACCGTGATAAACCCTGGGTTTTACAGACTCCATACAAATCACGGAAACGTGCCTCCATACGTTAGTTACGGACAATCCGTTAGTTACGGACAGCTTATCGTTGCTCGTGGCGGCGGGGACACCATTCTTCAAATCGTAACCGGCTATCGCAACGGCGAAATTTATTGGCGTCAAGGCAATCCGCCGGATGTTGGCGGCCCTGGATCGTGGTCTGCGTGGTATAGGTTTTTTCATTCCGGCAACCTCGGCGCAGCCACCGAAAGCAGCGCGGGCATCGTCAAGCTAGCCACCGCCGCCGAGGCGCAGGCGGGCACTGACGGAACAAAGGCACTGAGTCCGTTGCGGTTGCGCGATGCCCTCAATGCGTCCGGCTCCGCCCCCATCTACGCCTGCCGCGCATGGGTCAATTTCAACGGCACTGACACTGTGGCTATTCGGGCTAGCGGGAATGTGTCGAGTATTACGGATAACGGCACTGGTGATTACACGGTGAACTTCATGACGGCGATGCCGGATGTGAATTACTCAGCCGTGTTTAGTTCTTCCGGTGCTAACGGCCCAACAAATCCTTGTATTTACTCAACAACCCAAGCCGGTGTTCCTGCGCTGATGTCCACCACCCAAGTGCGGATTCGGTGCGACAACGGATCATCCAGGTTCGATAAATATGTTGTTACTTGTGCGGTATTTCGCTGACCGGCCGCGCCTAAGTTCACTACGTTCACAGGACACACCATGAACCAAGTAATCATCTACAAACAAGACAGTGGCGTGGTGGCAATCATTCGCCCCACCGAAGAAGCCCTTGCGCTGTACGGCATCGAAGCCATTGCCGCCAAGGATGTGCCCGCAGGCAAACCCTACAAGATCATCGACGCCAGCGAGATTCCCGCAGACAGAAGCCAGCGCAATGCTTGGACTGTTGACGATGCCGACCTAACGGACGGCGTTGGTCATGTTGGTAATACATTCGAGGAGGTGTTGAAATGATAATCAAAATTGACCATTCAAAAGCCCTCGATATACTCATGGCCGAATACACGGCTGCGGTACAGAAACGCCTCGATGACTTCGCACGGACACGGGGCTACGACAACATCCTGTCGGCATGCACTTACGCCACCAGCACAGCGCCCAAGTTCAAGGCTGAAGGTCAATACGCGGTTGAGGCACGTGATGCGACCTGGGCGAAATTTTACGAGGTACTTGCTGAGGTCGAAGCTGGTTCTCGCCAGATGCCTACACTGGACGAACTGCTCGCTGAGTTGCCGGTGCTGGCATGGCCGAACTGATTTCTATCTCAGGGTCAAATGCACATGCTGCAATCAACTTATGAAACTATGAAGTGAGGAGATTAGTGAACGAACGCTTCAACTGGCTTGAGGGAATTTTAGGGATGACACTCACAGGACTCTTGATTGGCCTCGGCCAGCTTCTGGCCTCTGAGGAAAAACTTACAGTTCGCCTAGTGATCGGTCGAGCTTTGTCAACTATGGGCTTGTCCCTTGTAGCTGGTCTAATCCTCATCCACATCCCAGATGCACCTCTACTAGCCATCATTGGGCTCTCTGCCTTGATTGCCTCTCTTGGTACATCCTGGCTTGAGAAGATCCTCCAACACTACCTTGGTATCGACCGAAGGAGATAACCCATGCCAGCTACTACCGAAGCATTGGGAAACCTCCACGATCTGGTAACACGAGAACTCATCCGACGTATCGAGTCTGGTGAGGCTACCGCAGCCGACATCGCCCAAGCGATCAAACTTCTGAAGGACAACGGGATCACCGCAGTTCCGACAGACAACAACCCGCTTGGGCGTCTGGTGGTTTCCCTGAAGGATCGACTTCCGTTCACTACTGAACAGGACGCTATGCTCCAGTGAGTCGCGATCTTACGCGAGCTTGCGTATAAGCCCGTAGAAGCCCTTAGAAAGCCCTTAGAGCCGATTTCTGGGCTCGGTGTAGGTTACCCTACATCAAAGTCCTAAGAACGGCTCTAAGAGGCTTTTAGAGGCCTTTACGGGCTTTTTTCGTCTCAATGTTCGCACTTTGATATGCAGGAGGCATTCGTTCGTGGAGACAAAAAACAACGTCCCCAAAGAGCTTCTCGATTTTCGTAACTTTCTATACTTGACTTGGGAGTACCTCTGGAACGCAGGGGCAATCACGGCAGCAAAGCCAGACCCTACTCCGGTACAGTACGACATCGCTCACTACCTACAGCACGGCCCTCGCCGTAAGGTCATCGAGGCGTTCCGTGGTGTTGGTAAGTCGTGGATCACCTCGGCATACGTGTGCTGGAGGTTGCTCATCGACCCGAACCTCAACTTCCTCGTTGTGTCTGCCTCGAAGGATCGTGCGGATCAATTCACGATCTTCACCAAGCGACTCATCAACGAGATGCCTATTCTGCACCATCTGAGACCAAGAGATGGTCAGCGGAACTCTAATATCGCCTTCGACGTAGGGCCTGCTGGTATCTCGCATTCACCCTCAGTGAAGTCGATAGGTATCACTGGTCAACTTACTGGTAGCCGCGCCGATGAGATCATCGCGGATGACGTTGAGTCTCTGAACAACTCCCTAACGCAGTTCATGAGGGATCAACTCTCAGAACGAATCAAGGAGTTCGATGCGATCGTCAAACCTGGAGGTAAGATCACCTTCCTAGGTACTCCTCAGACCGAGATGTCGATCTACAATCACCTCGGAATGAGAGGCTACGATATTCGTGTGTGGCCTGCACGGGTACCTCAAGACCCAGACAAGTACGCAGGGCGTCTTGCTCAGATCATCATGAAGATGATTGAAGAAGGAGTACCCCCAGGAACACCTACAGATCCGCAACGATTCACCAACGAAGACCTCCTAGAACGTGAGGCTTCTTACGGTCGATCCGGATTTGCTCTCCAGTTCATGCTGGACACCACTCTCTCCGACCAAGACCGCTACCCTCTGAAGCTCTCGGATCTCATCGTGATGCCTTTGGACACTCGCATGGCACCTGTAAAGGTGGTATGGAGTTCAGGCCCGGAGTACGTCATCAACGACGTTCCTACTGTGGGCTTGTCCAACGATCGCTTCTACCGTCCCATGTGGGTGTCTCAGGATATGGCCGAGTACACTGGCTCGATCATGTACGTAGACCCGTCTGGTCGTGGTAGTGATGAGACTGCATACGCCATCACTAAGATGCTTCACGGTTGGATCTACCTCGTGGATGCTGGAGGGTTCACCGGTGGTTACTCAGAAGAGACCCTGAAGCAACTCGCGATGAAAGCCAAGGAGCACTCGGTCAACGTCGTTCAGGTAGAACCGAACTTCGGTGACGGGATGTTCTTGGAGTTGTTCAAACCTGTTCTCCTGAAGATCCACCCGTGTAGACTTGAGGAAGGCGAGAGAGCAAACACGCAGAAGGAACGTAGGATCATCGACACGCTCGAACCGGTGATGAACCAGCATCGTCTGGTAGTAGATAAGAAGCTGATCAAGAAGGACTACGACACTGCACCTGATCCGTCCTACTCCTTGTTCTACCAGCTAACACGTATCACCAAAGACAAGGGTGCTCTCAAGCACGATGACCGTCTCGATGCTGTAGAAGGTGCTGTACGGTACTGGGTGAAGTACATGGCACAAGACACCGAGAGAGCGGCTGAGAGACATCGTGAAGAACTCCTGAACAAGGAACTTGAGAAGTTCATGGAGGGAGTCTTGGGTTCCCAGGTGAAGAAGGACGTTTGGATGTCTATCGTTGAGTAGAAGCCCTTTAGAGGCTCGCTAGAAGCTCTCATAGGCTCGCTAGAAGCTCTCAGAGACCCTTAGAGCCGTTTTCTGGGGTCATGATAGGTTACCCTACGTGGGAACCCCTCAGAACGGCTCTAAGAGGCTTATAGAGGGCTCTATGGGCATTTCCTCGTTTTCGTCCTTTTTGGCGGTGCTCTTGGTTAGTGGGTGCCCATCAGAACTCTCCATGTACTCTCTGGAACCTCTCTAGTGGCTCACAGACTCCCGTAAAAGCCATTTAGAGGCTCTTAGAGACGATTTCTGGGCTCAGTGTAGGCTACCCTACGTCGAAGTCCTAAGAACGGCTCTAAGAGGCTTCTAGAGGGCTTCGCGAGGCTTCGCCAGACACACCCCTTATGATGAGCCGACACACCCATCACTGTGTCATCTATGGGGCTCACACGAGGCTTACTAAAGAGCGCCGACAAAACAACAACTTACAATTAGGTT